GCGCGCAGTCAGGGTGATGTCGAGCAGCGCGGCGGCTTTCTTGGCGTCGTCGTAGAACAGCTCATAGAAGTCGCCCATGCGGTAGAACATCAGCTGGTCCGGATGCTCGCGCTTGAGCTTCCAATATTGCTGCATCATCGGAGTGTGGCTAGAAAGCCCGTCGTTAGTGGCCTCTGAGGCTTTCTGTCTAATACTCATCGATTCTGTCTAATACTTCAGCCGATCCGGGACGGCATTGTCGGCGCCTGGGCGATCTTCGGCAACCGGCCGCGCAGGTAGCGAGCAGTCATTCTTGCGTCGGCGTGGCCTCCAAGCGTCTGTGCGTTTTTGCCTTCCCTGTCGGCATCGGTGAGCGACTTGGCGCGGATGTCGTGGATCTTCACGTCATGAATGCCAGTCTTCTCGCGCAGCGCCTGAAACGCTTCCTTCACGGTTTCATAGCTGACTGGCTTCCCGGTGCGTGAGCAGAACAGAGTGAGCGTCCGGACCTTGCGCGGTAGCGCCTTGGCGCGATCGATGACGGCCTGCAGGTCTGGCGTCATGGCCACGATCAGCTTTGCGCCTGTCTTCTCCTGCACAAACGAAACTCCCTCGTCGCTGATGTCAGCCAGGCGGATGGCGATCACGTCCCCGATACGCTGGCCGGTCAGGTAGCACATTTCGAGGATGGATCGAATGTAAGGGCTTGCCGCGTTGAGCAGGGCGCCGAACTCAGCGTCGGTGATATAGCGATCGCGCCGGCCCTCGGCGTGCCGGCTGATTCCGGTGCACGGATTGGAGTCAACCTCTTGCCACTCAAGCGCATAGCCGAACACGACGCGCAGAAATGAAAGTATCCGGTTGCACATGTTTGGGGTGCCAGCCAGTTCCATCTTCACCGCGGCCACGTGCTTCGGCAGCACCTGGCGCGGCTCGAACTCCGCAAAGATCGCCTTCAGTCGCTCGGCCGCGATTTCATACTGCGCCACGGTGTTCGGGCTCAGCTTCTTGAGCTTGCAGTGGTGTTTGAACGCCCGGTCAATGAGATCAGGCATGCCGCCTTGCGTCCCTGCCGCCATCCGCTTGGCGTAGATCATCAGCACTTCCTGAAGATCCGTGCCAAGCCGCTCCCACTTCCCATTGCGAACCAGGTAGTACGCTCCGTGCTTCTGGTACATGCACGCCGGCAAATGCCGGTCCTTCTTCCTCGGGCGCATGCTCGTGTCCTCAGCCCGTCAGCCTCAGCTGCGGTTCCTTCTTCGATGTTTTGACGGCTCCAAGGCGAGACAATACAACGTCACGCAGTACCTTTGGATGCCCGTCGCCGCCAACCACGAACCCGAACTTCTCAGCCGTGAGCCAGGCAATCTGCTTGCTTGGCTTCTGGTAGCCGGTCAGGTCCACCACTTCTTGCGGAGTCATGAACATCTCTCACCCCCTCACCGTTACGCCGGCTGCTTCGATAACTGCAGGCAGCGTGTTCAAGTCCATCAGCGTGAAATAGCCTTCATTCCGCCAGCCGACAGTGTCGATGTGAACGACGTTGCCGAGGATTGCTGGCGTGCGCAGCGGGGTATGGCCGACCACAAGCGCGAGCAGATCCGGTATCCCGCTTGTGTCGACCATCTCGATTCGAGTGCGCGACCACATGCAGCTGTTCTTGACCAGCTTCAGGCGCTTCGGTGACTCCGGCTCCGTCAGCTCGGCGACCGTCTGCGCCCATGTTGGGAACGGGCAGTCGGCGTGCACGATGCCAACCAGACCGGCGTCCGTTTCCAGCTCAATGGCGATCGGCAACTCGCGGAACTGGACGGCGTACTCTGCCTGCTCGTCGCTGTTGAGGGACAGGAACCAGCCGCCGCCATTGACGAGCCAGTTGCCCAGTTCGCAGCTGTCATACCGGCACACGTAGTCGTCGTGGTTGCCGCGCACAGGGTGGAACCAGGGCTTGGCCAGCCACTCCAGCGCCATGTCACATTCCGGCCCGCGGTCGACCAGATCGCCGACCGAGAAAAGCCGATCGACTGCCGGTTCGAAGCCTATCCCGTCCAGCGCCTGCTGCAGCTTCGTGAAGCATCCGTGAATGTCGCCCACGGCAAAGTCCCGGCCCGCCGTGTTCTTGGCGAACCGCTTGATTAGTTCAGGCATGTCTTTCTCCTGCTGCGTGTGGGGTTAGGCGAGCTGAGCCGGCGCCCATCCTTTGATCTTGTCGACGGCTATCGACTTGCGTGTTTGGGCGTCGTACCACATGAAGAAGCACTCATTTCCCATGAAGACTAATGAGGTTGTGGCTGCGCGCGTCCTGCCGTCTTTAAGGAAAAGCTGAATCGGCTTACCGGCAGGCGGCGGCTCGGTAACGGGGCGCATGAATGGAATTACAGGCACAGTGCAAATCCTCCCCGCCGACTCTCGCCGGCAGGCTGTGTGTTTGGGTGGGGTTAGGGGGTTAGTCGCTGTCGCTGCCAAATGCCATCTGGTCGATTTCGGCGCGACGCTCAACGACTTGCGCTTTGAATCGCGCCCGGCGCTTTGCCGTGCGCAGTTCGTGCCACGCGGCGTACGCTGCCAGCAGCAGTGAGAGCGGGAGCAGAATCGGCGCCAGGATTAACAATGCCAGCCAGGCGAGAGCGGCAGCGGCTTCGCGCAGCGCGATCCCTGTTTCCTTGATGTGGCTCGGGATGTGACGCCAGGCAACCAGCATCCCAAGGGCTATGTCTTTCAGGTGGTACAGGTATCGGCTGCGCATATCACGCCTCCTTCGCAGCCATGGCGGACATCAGCGCATCCACTGCCTCATCGACATCATCCTGATCCGCCCCGAGCATCATGCCGTAGCGCTGACCGTCTATCTCCCACTCGCCTCTTGCCTTCGGCGCCTGATCACGAAGCCACCGGTACCGCTCCGCATCCTTCCGCAGCGCCTCGACCTCGGCGCGGTACTGGTCGCGCTCGGCCTCCAGCATCGCAATGCCTTCGGACAGGCACTCGTCGAGCTTCCGGTCCTGCTCGCGGCTGCTCATGCTGCCTGCAAAGTGCTTGACCATCAGCGCCATCGTGTTGGTTTCAGACTTCGCCAGCTCCTGCAGCAGCCTATCCCGCTCGGCGGTCACGGCAGCGAGGGCGGCGAGGTGCTGCGCCACGGTCATCAGCGGCACGTCATAGCGCTTATCCGCATCAGAAGCCTGGTCGGCGAAAACCAAATACTCCTCGCCGTTCTCCCAGCCTTCCGTGGTCATGCGAGCTTGGCACCCAACGTAAGCCACAACCTCGACCCCTTCCGCCTCTGCGGGCTGTTCAAGAATGGCGCGCAAATCTTCCGCCACCGAACCTTCAACGCAGCCACCACCTGGTGCGTGTACCTCAAGCCATGTCGCTGCGCTGTCCAGCAGCTCCCGATCAACCAATACCTTGCTCATTCGACTGCCTCCAGCGCCTTGGCGGGGTAAATCTGCACGCTCCCGGCGTGGGCCTCGCTCTCTACGGCGTAGCCTTCAGGGGTCAGTGAAGTTGAGTAGGTGCCGCAGATACGGCCCTGCCATTCGCTGCCGGTGGACTTCTTCACGAGGTCGCCCATGCGGAACTTGCCTTGCGGGGCGGTCTGCGCGGGGCGCGCGATGCGTTCCAGTGTGTACATCACCGCCGCCTCTGCGGCGTTCTGATAGGTGGCGCCAGGCAAGCGGATGCAATCACCATGCACCTTGCGGGCGATGTTCTCGATTTGCTCACGCGACAGCATCTGCTCGGGACTTTGCTCATCCTGCACCGCTGCTTGCTCTACTGCCGCCTGCCCATCCCTGAACCCCTGCGCTGCGGCTGTGGCCATTTCGACGGCGGTGTAGGTGTTGGTGGGCTCGGACTGCTGGGATAGGGCGGCTGTGATCTGGCCAATAAGGCCTGGCTCCCATCCTGTCAGCAATCCGCGGAACTCCACGTCACGCAAAAGCTCGCGCAACCGCTCCAGCTCCGCCTTCGCAGCCCCCAGCTCAGCGCCGATTCGCCCGGCTACCTTCAGTGTGTCGTTCATTGCTCAATCTCCTTGATTGTGGCCAGCGGCAGCCCGCTCATTGCCAGCGGTTCGTCGTAGCAGACGCCCATCATCTCGGGCCATTTGCGAGGCTCGCCGGTCTGGATCACGCCTTGGTCGTGCGCGCGATCCCATGAAAGGCGATGCCGGATCACCTGATACAAGTCCCACGCAACGCCATCCTCTCGGCGCTTCGTGGCCTCCGGCATCAGCGAGTTTGCCAAGCGCTGTATCTCGTGCCGCGTGGCGTGGACCTGCTCCCAATCGCGCCGGTCGTAGAAGCCCGGCAGCCGCTCAATGGCGTGGTCGATCTGGCCGATCTTGATCCGCGCCAGTAGCTCGCAGGCCTCTTGCAGCTCTGCTGCCTGGCGCTCGGTTACGGTGATGGTGTAGGTGCGATCAGTCACGGAGCGATCCTCCGAAGAGGCTCACGCGGAGGAATGCGCGGCTCGACGTCAATGAAACCAGAGCCTCGGAAGTCGCCATCAGTAGCGCGGGCCATGTCCACCTCAAGGCGCGCCGTGGCGTTCACTTCAGCCGCGACCTGGGCTATAGCCTTCGCTTGTTCAATCGAGTAAGTGCCGGCCAGCACGCCCTCCATCGTCTTGCCGAGGATGGCGCGCAGATCACTGAGGTTGTTCATGGTGCTGCTCCAGTTTGTTGAGCTTCCGCTTGAACCAGCCGAGCGTTATGGCGGCCTGGCGATATTCGGGCGGATAGCGGTCGATTGAGTTGCGGCGCATGTTCTCCGCGCGGGTGACCAGCTCGAGGTTGTCGATGGCGATGTTGGCGGGGCTCCTGTCCTTGAAGACGAGGAAATGCCCAGCCGGCACGGCGCCGTTGTGCTCTTCCCACAACATCACGTGGACCGGGCGCCAGTCAGTGCGCTTGTTGCCGGTGTCCGCCACCTTGCGGTAGAGGATGCCGCCCTTGTCGGTGCGCTCCGCTCCGATGGGGCGCCAGGTGTTCGATGGTCGGTGACCCAGCTTGAACTGCGTGTCCTTGGCCCGGCCTCCTGCCTGCCATCCTTTGCGGCCAGAGTTCCATGTCTGGTGGCCAGGCTTGAACCTGCCGCAGCCTGTGATTTCCTTGAACTCATCCGGTCGCGTCAGTCCGAGTTTCGACACGCGATTGTGAATCGAGCCAGTGCCGCGCCCCATCAAGGCTGCTATCTCGGTGATGGGCTTGGTGGCATACAGTTCTGCCAGTGTTGCGTCCTCTGCCGGCGTCCAGTGCCGGTATTCCGTGCGCCTCCTACCGGCGAGCGGGCTCGCGCAAGTCATCTCTCCTCCTAGCAGCCTGTCGGACTTTTCCCCTCGCCGGTAGAATTGCGCATCGCTCCTGGAACCTGACTGTATGAGCCGCTTTCGACCGATAAACCGCGAAATCGACTACTTGCTCCC